ATTTCATCAAGTTCTTCTTGAAGGAAGTCAATTCGAAACTTTAGAAAAGCTTCTAGCTTATCTTTATCAAATTCACGAACGACTGGATTAACTCCAAACTTCTGGTGCATTGCTGCCATGTCAGCAACCCAATTCATACTCATATAATATCTCCAAAATTAAATTATAACACATTGACGATTAAAATTTAAATCCATCGCCGGCTTGTTTCATCCTTTTACCAAAATCGCCTTTATCAAATACTGGTCCTGAATCCTGACCAGAATCTGCAATGTTTGATTGTGCAGTATCTTCTACATCATATAGTTTCATACGAGCACGATCCACACCAATAACAAAACGTTTATAATAAGAAGGATCGTTATAGCGGTTCTTAAGCTGTTTGACCATGATCTGGTTGAGATTTTCCAATTCTTCTGTCGATATAAGAGCGAACATAAAATCAACAGTGGCTGGAAGGCCAAAAGATTCAGAAGTATCAGTAAGGTCAACGTCAGTATTGTCATAACCACCTCGTGTAGTTTGTGTTGCGCTTAGTACTGGCACATTATATTCTACAGCAAGACCACGAAGTTCCTCAGCAATAGATTTGATATAAGTGTACGAGTTGACACCGGCGCCATGCTTCATTCTTGATGATGAACAGATGTTAAGATAATCGATAACGATAGCATCTGGCATAAAGTTACGCTTCATCTTTAACTCTTCAAGCAATGCTTTAAAGTGTCCGGCGTGAGCTGCAGCCGTTGGATATTCCTTAACGATTAACTTACCAGTTGTTTTCTTGATAAGCTTACCAACACGAGTTTCGTAGATATCCTTATCTACTTTTCCTAACTCTTCCATTGTCATGTTCAAAAGGTTTGCATCGATACGTTCAGCGATACGTTCTTCTGCCATTTCTAATGTGATATATAGAACGTTCTTACCTTGCATAAGAATAGATGCTGCGTAGTGACACATGAATAATGACTTACCAACACCAGTGCCGGCAAGAATCATGTTCAATGTCTTACGAGGTAGACCACCCTTTGTAATCTTATTGAATAGTTCAAGATCGAATTCAAGCTTTTCTTCTTTGCGATTGTAGAATTCATATCGTTGAGCAAAGTCATCAAGGTAATCGTGGCCTACAGAACTATCAAAGGATACTGCCAGTGCATCTGATAACATCGATGGAATAGCATCCTCAGTACGAACTTTATCTTTGCCTTCAATGATTTCGAACGAGTCAATGATGGCATTATAAATTGCTTGCTTTTTACAAAAGCTTTCGGTGTTTTGGTACAACCAATTGTCGTTATCAGTTCTGAACGTGAGTTCATTGATATACTTTTCGCATGCTACTAGTTGTTCTCCACGAAGATCTTTGCGCTTTCCAAGTTGGATTGCAAGAATATCTAGCGTTGCTGGTTGATTGTATTGCGTGAAGAATGCTAGTAACTCTTGAGCTACAACATTTTCAAAGTGGTCTGAGAAATATTCTGTCTTAAGGAATGGAACTACCTTACGGCAATACTCCTCGTTGTGCATTAGATTCGACAGGATTGTCTTCTCGATTCTGTTCGTCATCAATATATCCTAGTTTATCTTTTTCAAGTCCATAATAAAGTAATTGTACCATAAAGTCACCTAATTCTGTTTCAAATTTAGATTTGTTAAAGCCTTTTAAGTCTTCTGGTACTTCGTATAGTGTATAACCATACGACAGTGTTACGTTGTCTTCATCTGGTTTCTCAACAAAGTTTACATCTTCGTAACTAAATACGATACCTGCAAATTCTCCAGTTGTCCAAGTTAGAGCGTGTAACTCCCCTTTCGGGGAGGTTTGACCTAGAACTTTATGCGGACGTAGTTTCGTCTTCATATGCTTCCATTTCTTCAAGGATTGCGTGATCACTAATGATTTCTCCATGAGAAACCTGATAACGTTCTTTGACCCAGTTGCGGAATGTTGCGTCCATTAGAATAGGACCCCAAAATTCTTTAGCTTCAGTATCTTTCAAACGGTACTTCTTCTCATCAACTTCACCAGTTGTTTTGTCAACCTTAGAGTACCAACCATTACTTGGCTTGATAACATGACCGGATTCAAGTGCCATGTCAAGGAGACCCGACCATTTGCTTAAGCCACCTTCAAACTTTACACAAACTGGAATCTTAGATTTTTCACGTACATAGCGTGACTTTTCAACGTTGATAATGAAGTTGTAACCAATGATTTCAGTTCCTTCTTTTTCTTGCTGGCGACCAAGAATAAAGATGTTGTCAGCTGAAAGATAAACACCAGTGCCACCTGAAACGATTGCCTTAGGATACAAACCTTGTTCCATGTAGATGTGATTAACAGCTACCATTGGAATGTCAAGACGATTCAAGTAAGGAGTAATCATACGGAAGATAGACTTCATCTGCTTTGCGCGTGACATATCTTGTACAGACTTACCTTCAATAGCATCTTCCATTTCTTTCTTAGAAGACATATTGCCAAGTGAATCAATGACGAAGATAACACGATCGCCACGGTCAAGATTTTCAAGTTGTTTGATAACATCAAACTTGAATTCTTCCATGTTCATCACGGGTACGTGAAGAATACGATCAGTATCAATTTGTAGAGATGAGAAGTAAGCTGTAGGAGTACCAAACTCACAATCATAGAAAATCATGACTGCATCGGGATACTTGTCCATGTAGGACTTTGCCATGATCAAAGAGAACATGGACTTAAAATGTTTTGATGGACCACACCATAACGTGAGTCCTGGGACGAATCCACCATCAAGTTCACCGCTTAATGCGACGTTCATGGCAGGGATTGCAGTTTGAATCATGTCCTTCTTGGTAAAGAACTTAGACTGCGATAAAATCGCTGAGTCTTTAATCGTAGTATTCTTTTTAATTTTGTCTAGTAAGCTCATTGTGTTTCCTTATATGCGTAGTATAGTAGTATTATATCACATTTCATAATAAAATGGATCACGGATTTGATTTAGAATGCGGTACGTCAAATACGAAAGTGATGCGTATGCAGTCACCAACGTTTTCAGTTCCATGTTCTAATTTATTATCAAACCATAGAAGTGTTCCAGGTTCAACTATAACGAACTCATCGCCAACCATGTATTTGTAACTTCCTTGAATTGCAAGGTGATATCGATCTCGCGTTTGATAGTAGCTACCTACATCTATATGCTTACCGACTTTACCTCCAACAGGAAGTGACAAGAATCCACAGCGACTATGATTTTTAAAATGTCGTTTGAGAAACCCCACAACATTTGTATGTTTCTTATATGCTGGTGTTGGAATACAAATTTCTGTATCGCCAACATATTCATCTAAGCTTCTTACTCCACCCATGACTAACTGAAGAACGCCAGCTTCGACTTCAGGGAAACCATAATTCAACATTGAACTAGTTCCTTCTATGTCGCGCTGACCTCCCCAATCTTCAGGGTATTCCTTCAACTGATCCAATATCTTAGATACGTTGATGCCCGTTTTAATGATGCGAATATTATCCAAAGAAGTCCTCAAGTGAAGCTTCATCTTCTGACTTCCAACCAATAGCATTAAGAATGATTTCAGCTGGATCTAAGAAAGCTTTTTGAAATTGTATATCGTTATCAATAAACTTATGAAGACCGAATTCAGGTGGAAGAACTTGACTGAATCCAATGACATCTTCACGAGTTGGATTGCGAGGATTTAAGTACACGTACTTAATCTTTTCGCCTTCCTTGATTACCTCATATTTATTCTCCAAGCCATGCTGCTTCAATAAGTGATTATACATCAAAGCTGCACGTGAATTAATTGGAGTACCTTTACCGTAAACAGTTTTCTTATCTACGTACTTTTTGAGCGAAGAGACGCCACGAGGGAAAGCCTTCTGTTCGACGGGTAGACTGTCAAAGGTATTCCTAAAGTTGTGTATAAACTGTTGAGTTTCCTGCTCAGTACCTTTGATGAGAATCTTGAAGAGTTCTTCCATAGCTTCCCTACACGGCGCAGGAGTAGACGATTTGATGGCCTCGATCCCCATGATCTTGAGTTTTGGTTTAGCATATCTTACTCCTTCATTGTCCCATACGTTTAAGATGTATCGTTTCTTTGCAGTCCAGATTCCACGATCAGCAATACTTTCACGCTTCATACTGATGCGATGCTTGTGTACATTGAGATTCTTTGCAAGATCTTTAAATGCAACATCAAGTACATCGTTTTCGATCTTTTGACAAACCTTGTCTACGAAATCAACTTTCTTATTAGAAGGACTATCAGGCATAACGGTATTGACAAGATCAGATAGAGTAATATAAACGGAATCAGTGTCGATAGCCAGGACATAATCTTTATTAGTTTTGAGTACAGAATTTAGATAACCATTAACGTGCTTTTCAGCCCACTTAATAATCATCTGACCAGTGATAGTAATACCTTCAGCGATTTCCATTGTGAAGTAACGGAAGTATTTATTTCCAAGTGCGCCATAAAGCGAGTTTAAAAGAATCTTAATTGCTAGTTGTTGGTTTTCAAAGTGACCAATGTCACGTTCAATACGATACACTTCAGCTTTGTTATCTTTATCACATGCTTCAAGTTCTTTCTTAGATTCAATCATCTTTTTCTTGATGAATGTACGTTCAGTGTACATTTCTTCAATGATTCGTGGCATAAAGCCTTGCTTCTCGTTAGAGAAGTATTGACCTGTTGCCGCCATAGACATATTGTTCTCGTTCTTGTAACCAGCAAGACACTTTTCAATTGTCATACTAGGTTCAACCTTTCCTTTCAAGATTGTTTCTGGACTCATGTTCCATTGTACAATGATGTTAGGATAAAGCGAGTTAACGTCAAAGGAAGCAACCCAATCGTGTATTCCGCACTGAGGTTCTTTTACGTAACCACCTTCATAGTCAGTTTTATAACTATCTTTGTTTGGAGGTACGATGATGTTCTGTGC